NTTGGCGGGAAGCCCTGGAGTTCACCGCGATTGCGGCCCGATCTTTGAGGATGGAACTTAGAACGAAACAGGGCCCCAAAGGACCTAAGGGGTCTGGGACGGCGCACACGGTCGATCGTGGGGCGCCGGAAGGGGGATGATCATGGCAGGGCCGAGCAGGGCGGGGTCGGGTGCGGCCCGGCTAGGTTGGGCCTGGCAGGGCAGGGATTCTGGCCACTAGGGGGCCAGAGCACTTATCTTGACCTGGTGGGGCGGGGCCTGGTAGGGTAGGGTCGGGCAGGGCGAGGCAAGCCGCGGCAAGGGTGCTCTCATCGATAGGAATGGTCGGGTTTGGTGTGGTCAGGTGGGATGTGGCAAGGCTTGGTGGGGTCTGGCAAGGCAAGGGCGCACTCATTCGACGAGGTCTGGCTAGGTGCGGCTTGGTGGGGCCTGGAAGGTCCGGTTTGGCAGGGCAGGGCATGGATGCTCTCATCTGACGAGGCATGGCACGGCCTGGTGAGGCTGGGCGCGGCCAGGGGAGGCGCGTTATGGCGAGGCATGGGTGCACTCATCTGACCTGGCCAGGTTGGGCGTGGCACGGCGCGGCGCGACACGGTAGGGCATGGCATGGAAATGACCCCTTGACAAATCCCCTAGACTTATGATATACTCCTAGACGATGGCCGAACCCCGCGGCGGCGTGTCGCACAGCGCTCGCTTCAATGGACTGCGGCGGGATCCGACTGAGCAGGAGATGAGATTCGTCGGGGCTTGCCTCAGGCGAGTCATGGACATCAACGACAGCAGCGGACACGGCACGGTGGCCATCCGGCTGCGGGACGGTAGGTGCGATCTCCTGGAGGTCAGGGAGACACAGAAGGCACACGAACTATAACTGAATAGCTGACAAGCGGCTCTGCCTGATAGCGGTGAGCAAACAATGCTCGCCGCTTTTTGCGTTTGGGGGAACATGCTCCAACTGCGCTACGTTCCGATCGACGAGATCATGCCCTGGGGTGCCAATCCGAAGCTGCACGACGTGGAGGGGATCAAGGCTTCGATAGCGCGCTATGGGTTCGTGACCCCTCTTATCGTCAACGAGCAGACGGGCGAGCTCATGGCCGGCCACGGCCGACTTGACGCCATCAAGGAACTGCGACTGGCGGGAGGCGACCCTCCGGGGCGCATACAGATAGAGAACGGTCAATGGAAGGTGCCGGTCATATATGGCGTGAGTCTAGAGGACTTCGAGGCTCACGCTTTTGCTTTGGATGACAACCTGAGCACCCTGGCGGGCGGAGACTTCACCCTTCGGCAGCAGATGAAGGCGTTCAATCAGGAGCAGCTGGCAGTGGATCTCGAGGAGCTCATGGAGCGCCAGGCACTACCCACGTTCACCCCTGAGGAGGAGGTCATCGATATCATCGACGAGATACTGGGCAGGGAGATCCCGGAGGAGGATTTCGATGTGGGAGCTGCGATCGCAGCCAAGCCGGAATGCAGGATCGAGCGCGGCGAGATATGGCTGCTGGGGGATCACCGCCTGATGTGTGGTGACGCTACCAGCGAGGAGGACGTGGTGGCCCTCATGAACGGGGAGAGGGCCATTCTTTTTGCAACAGACCCACCCTATGGTATCGGCTATGATCGGCAGGAGCGACCCCTCAAGGGGGGCAAGTCGACCAGGCCTATCAGCGAGGACGTCGAGAGGCCATATTGGGACCCGATCGATGGAGTGGCAGCTGAGCCGTTATACGATGGATTCGTGAGGCAGGCAGTGGAGCATGCGATCACCCCGAATGCGGCCTGGTATTGCTGGCATGCATCGAGGAATCGTAGCATGGTTGAACGTGTATGGCAGAAATATGGAGCGTTCGTGCATCAACAGATCATATGGGTGAAGGATCGCCCCACCATGACCCGCTCATGGTATCTGTGGCGCCACGAGCCGGCACTCTTCGGATGGGCCAACGGCGAGAAGCCGGAGTGGTATATCCACCAGCACGAGCCAGCCTTCTTTGGATGGCAGATAGGCAACAAGCCCTTCAGGCGCACCGACGATTATCCGAACACCGTCTGGGAGTTCCCGACCACAGCGCCAGGAGAGAAGCCACCCCACCCCACCATGAAGCCCCTAGGCGTCTTCCATATCCCGATTCTGCAGCACACGTTGCCAGGGCAGATCTGCTATGAGCCGTTCCTGGGCAGTGGCACGCAGATCATTGCAGCGCACCAGCTCAAGAGGCGGTGCTACGCTATGGAGATTGAACCGCTCTACTGCGAGATCAGCATCCAGCGGTGGGAGGCCTATTCAAACGAGCGGGCCGAAAAATTGAACGCATAAGGGATTGAACAGTGGCACAGAAGCTGTCAGCTAAGACGGTCGAGCGGCGCATGAAGGAGCGCAGGGCGTTGGAGCTCCGGATGGCCGGTGCCTCCTATGAGTGGATTGCGCAGGAGGTGGGATGGAGCGGACGTTCGGGTGCATGGTATGCAGTGCAGCGGGCCATGAAGCGCCTGGGCCCAGCACCAGTGGCGGAGGAATTGCGGGAGCTCATATACCTCCGCTTGGAGCGGTTGCTGATGGCTGTGTGGCCGAAGGCGACATCGGCCAGTCCCGACTACCGGGCTCAGGATCGGGCGTTGAGTATATTGCAGCAATTGCGGATGATGATGGGGGTCGATCTGCCTAAGAGCGTGGATGTGGATATCACGTTGTATGACGACCCGTTGGAGGGTGCGACTTTTGACGAGCTCTACAAAATTGCGAAGGCCGCAGAGACCCTTGAAGGATTCTCAGAGGAGGATCGCCAGTGGCTCCTTTCTGAGGGCTTCCGGGGTGAGGGCGCGGGCGAAACTGGCGGAGACTAGGCCGAAGACGGACGAGCAGCTGCGCCAGTGGATCGAGATAGTCACGGGCTTCCGGATCGCCCCTGTGGCGAGCTGTCCGGATCATGACGCCCCGTTCTCGTGGATCGCCGACCTCTACTTCGAGCGGGAGAACCGCGTGGCGGTCCTGGGGCCCCGTGGCGGAGGGAAGACCCTGGGCAGTGCATGCCTGCACTGGAGCACGGGCTCGACCCGGCCCGACTATCGCATGGCCCATTTCGGGGGGAGCATGCAGCAGGCATCGCAGTGCCAGGACTATATCAAGCATATCGCCGGCCGGGATGGCGTGGGGGGCCTTCTGGAGGGGGACCCGCGCACCACGTGGGTGAGGTGGGCTCAGGGGGCCTATCTGACCATCCACACGGCCACGGTCAAGCAGGCCAGCGGCGGTCATCCCCACCGGAAGCAGGCCGATGAGTTCGACCTGTGGAAATATGAGGTCTGGCAGCAGTTCCTGGGGATGGGCATGACGACAGCTGATCCCAACGCGGCGGCCGTGCAGACCATCTACACCTCCACCCGCAGCCGCAAGTATGGGATGATGCACCAGCTACTGCAGGATGCCCCGAAGAAGCGCATCAGGATCTACCGCTTCTGTGTGTGGGATGTGAAGGCACCCTGCGTGCCGTGTGTCCAGGACAGGTGCTGGCTATGGGATTACTGCCAGGGCAAGCATGCCGATAGCCAGGGGCACATGCCGAGGTCGGTGATCACCGACAAGGCCATGCAGATGGACCCCGAGACCATACGCACAGAGCTGTTCTGCGAGGCGCCTAGCACGAGGGGGCTGTGCTGGGCCAGCTTCGACGATGTGGCCCGGGAGGGATCGAACGTGACTCCGGCGGCGGAATACAACCCCGAGTGGCCAGTCTTCTGGGGCTGCGATGATAACTACGAGCAGCCCAGGTGCATCGCGCTCTGCCAAGAAGACCCCAACACGGGCTTCATTCACGTCTTCGATGAGTATTACCTGTCGCACCGCATGGCATCGGAGGCCGTGCGCGACATCCTGGAGGACGAGGAGCGCTATCCCTACAAACCGCCGGAGTATGCGATCCCAGACCCGACGGCGAAGGAGCTGGCGGGCGCGCTGCATCGGGCCAACATCCCGACCTTCGCACCGCTCAACTACCGCCGGGTCGAGGGGGTGAAGGTGGTCAGGCGGTTCGTCCAGGACGCCAGGGGCACGCGGATGCTGCTGCTGCACCCCCGGTGCGTGAACATCAAGCGCAGCATGGCGGTGCACCACTTCAAGGAGCTGCCGATGGACGCCAGCGGGGAGCCGCGGTTCTCGGACGAGCCGGAGAAGCACACGGATGACCATGGCGCGGATGTCATGTGCTACGTGTGCTGGATAAAAAGAGGAATGGCGTAAAGGAGGGGGGAGATGAAGGCGTATGGTTTTGAGGACAAGGTTTTTTGCTTGTTGAACGATGGGCGGATGTTCTGGTGTTCTCTGGAGGACTGGAACAAGAACCCGCAACCTGAATGGCACCAGTTGCCTCCGGTAGGAAGCAGATACCTGGCAATGCCAGGGACACCTGAGTGCTGCCCTGAGCGGGAGGGCACGGAGTGTGACGTGTTTATTTGCGGGCGGACGGAGGAGGAGGTCAGGGCCGAGCTGGACGCGTTGCGCAAGCATCTGGAGGAGTGCTGTGAGGAGCCCGACTGCTGTGAGGTCGAGGTCCCGGCGGAGTGCCATGCCAAGGAGCAGGGCCACAAAACGCTCAGAAGGAAGCTGCTTGCCGAGCTGCTAGAGGATATCGTGTTTGTGAAGCAGAGGCTTGGGGTCTCGACCGCTGATGCACTTAGCGTGCTGAAAATGGTCGGTGGCTATTAGTATCACACAGGGACCTAGTGAGGCGAGAACGGCGCACACAGCGCAACGTGAGCGGTCAATTAGGAGGGCTTTGACGTGGCAGAGGCGATACTGACTGAATTCGGGCGAAAGCTGTCCAAGAAGGAACAGGAGACCTTTGTTGCTTTGGCTGATGTGGCCGCCCGACTGAAGGAGGCCAGGGATGAACTTCATCCTGGCGTGCATCCGCGGCAATGGACGGAGGAGCAGCGGGACGAGATCTGGACGCTGGCAGAGAAGCGGTGGATTGAGGATCAGCGCAAGACGGTGGGAGGATAGATGACCAACGGCGACGGCGAGATGCAGGTGGAGGTCGGAGAGCGGGCCCTGGTGGGCGAGAGCGTCCAGTCGCGCTTCAGGGAGGGTGCGGAGCCGACCTACCTGCTGAACCTGCTACGGGTGTGGAGCGAGACACGTGCAGGGATACCAGGATGGGGGCTGCCTGAGCGAGACCAGTGGCTGCGCGAGTTCTGGAAGTCGCCTGGCAACGACATCCTGCAGGGTGCGGTGAGTAGCGTGGTCAAGAAGATGAAGGCATTGCCCTGGACCGTGACGGGGGGCGAGCGCCTGGCCACTCGCTACCAGAGCATCATGGCCAACGCCGAGCAGGGCAAGGGATGGGGCATCTTCCTGAGCAAGGTAGTGGAGGACTACCTGACGCAGGACCGGGGCGCCTTTATAGAGATCATCCACGTCACGAGCAATCCCAATAGCCCCATCGTGGGGCTAGCTCACCTGGACGCTGGGCGGTGCTGGCCAACGGGGCAGATCGAGACGCCGGTGCTCTACGAGGATCAGGACGGCAAGCAGCATCTTCTCAAGGAGACGCAGGCCATCCACTTCGCTGACTTGGCCTCACCAGACGAGACCATGAACGACCGGGGCATGTGCGCGGTCAGCCGGGTGTTGAAGGCCGCGTCGGTGATCAGGTCGTTCAACCAGTATAAGGACGAGAAGCTGAGCACGCGTCCAGTCCCGGGATTGGCCGTGGCATCGGGAGTCACCCAGCAGCAGATCAGGCAGGCCCTTGTATCAGCCGACGAGGAGGAGATCCAGCAGCATGGCCGGCTCATGTTCAGGAACATCCCCATTATAGCGGCACTGAGCGCGGAGCACGATGTGAGCCTGGACATGGTCGAGTTCAGGAGCATCCCCGACGGTTTCAACACCGAGAGCGAAACCGAGATGTATGTCAACATCCTGGCATTGGCCTTCGGGGTCGACCCCAGGGAGTTCTGGCCGCACACGGCGGCGGGTGCCACCAAGGCCGACGCGCTGGTTCAGGCGATGAAGGCGCGGGGCAAGGGTCCTGGGGACATGATCAGCCAGATCGAGCGGGCTATCAACTGGAAGGTGCTGCCAGTCAGGTGCGAGTTCAAGTTCGACTTCCAGGATGATGAGGAGGACCGCAGGGATCATCACTGGCGAGGAGGCGCGCAATCTCCTGGTGGACGAAGGCATATTGCCAGAGGAGTTCAGGATCGAGGACGTCACTGAGGAGGAGACGTTGACCGAGACGGAGAAGAAGGCAGGATCATGGTGGTCGAGGTTCAGGTCGCGGTAAAGCAACGGCCGCCGACGCAGCCAGAGCAGCGGCTGATGGGTCGCGGGCTGCCTACCGACAGGCAGGTGCAGAACCGCATCATGCGGGAGATCCTGCAGGGTGCCCAACGTCTTCTGGAGGAGCTATGGCCGAGGGTGTGGGGCCGCGTCCAGGGCGACTTGGCGGCAGGCAGGATAGAGCAGCCAGAGGATGTCATGGGTGTGGCCACGCGGCAGACGATGCTGTTCGACGAGAGCAGCTTCTGGAACGACGTGGCCGACGAGTGGAGTGAGGAATCCGGCGACTGGCTAAGTTCCACCATGCCGATAGTGGCCGAATACCAGGCCCTGCGTTGGCGCTTCATCGTCAACATGAGGCGGGTCAATGAGCAGGTCTTGGCATACACGGAAGCCAAATACATCCCCGACCTCATCAAGCTGGATGGCGAGATGAGCATGGTCAACGCCACGCGTGAAGGTGTCAGGGGCATGATCGCGCAATGGCAGCGTGGCGAGCTCCCTGGGGGCAGAGGACTAAACGACCTGAAGATGGCGTTGCAGCGATTGTTCGAGCCGGATCGGGCCCAGCGCATCGCCGTGACTGAGGCCACGCGGGTCTACTCCGAGGGCAATCGGATAGCGTGGATGAACGCCTGGAAGGACCCGGCGATGGAACAGGCCTTCGGTATCACGGCCATGCGGTGGAACACGGCGGCGGATGAGTTCGTGTGCCCGATTTGCAGGCCGCTCAACACCAGGCAGGTGTTGCTGGATAGAGGCTTTCCGGTAGAAGGGAACATCCCGCCGGCCCATGTGAGCTGTAGATGCTGGCTAACGCCAGTCAAGAACTACAATCGTGCCTTCCATCCGCCAGCGGTGCCTAGCGGGCCCAAAGGGGCAATGCGGCGGGTGAAGAAACCTAGTGCGAGGCAGGTTGATGCGTTCAGAAGGGAGATGGCACGTGCCAGCTGAATGGAGACCAATCATACCTAGCAAGAGGGGACTCCGTGGACTCAAGCGGTTGTCTAGGCAGCTGGAGTCGCTGATGGGTGACCTGATGACGGAGGCGCACGACCAGCTTGCAACCTATCCGCCCCAGCGGGCGGGCGTGGATTATAGGCGCACCGGAACGTTGGGCAGGTCCTGGCAGCACCGCGTGCGGGCGAAGCCCGACAGGATCGAGGGCGAGGCCAGCAGCCAGGGGCAGATCGCTCCCTACAACATCTACGTGCAGGGCCCGAGGCAGAAGCCCTGGGCCAAGGCGACTGGCTGGAGGACGCCGAAGGAAGTGCTGAAGAAATTATGGCCCCCTTGGGTCAAGAAAGTGCGTGCAGTGCTGAAGAGGGCGGCGGGCTGATGCCATACGCGAAGCTGAGCGAGGCGCCGGCCAACATCAGGGAGCTGAACGACGTGGCCTTAACATTGGCGCAGGTCAATTGGATTGCTGTGAGAGAAGGCAGGTGGGTTAAGAGAGAGCGGGGGAGGAAAGAGATGGAGGCTGAGAGGATGAAGGTTCTGGACAGGGTAGTCGACTTCCTGCGAGGCGGGGGTGAGCTGCAGGAGGGAGGCCTCGTGTCGCCAGGCACCAGGCTGCCCCTGGATGCCATAGCAGGCGAGAAGGATCAGAACTTCAAGACAGAGGACGGCGTGCGCTTCAAGCGCTCGGACTATGCGGTGCGTGGGGAGGCAAACAAGCCTACCACGTGGAAGTTGCCGCTTGCCGAGGGTTCGAGTGGCAACTTTACCGTGGCGCAGGTAGCCAGGGCGATCACGGCCATGCAGCCTGGGGGCTTCCGTGGCCGGCGGGTGCAGCTGGACTCGGGGGAGCGGGCTGAGGCTGTGCGCAACATATCGGCGGCGATCGGGAAGGTGGGAGACGCTGACCAGAAGAAGAACCTGCGGGAGCGCCTGGCCAAGGTGAAGGGCAAGGACCTCATAGAGGCGGCCATCGAGGGCAAGGTCCTGTCGCTGTCGGACATCCAGCGTGGCATCCACCATATCGTGAGCCCGCCGACGCCGGAGGTAACCGTGGCCGAGGAGCGTGCGTGGGTGCGCGATGTCTTCCCTGATGGCAACTCGGGACATGCGATCCTGGAGCAGGGCAAGAACCTCTACAAGGCGGCTTACACCATCGGGGAGGATGACACGCTGCAGCTAGGGGAGATCACGCGCGTCACGGTGGACTACAAGCCGGTGCCGGTGGCGACCAAGGAGTTTGCTGGCGGCATCAAGGTGGTGGAGGGGGCCGATGGCGAGGACTACTGGATCACGCGGACCTCCAACGCCTTCCAGGACCGAGAAAAGGAGATCTTCAGCACAGCGGCCCTGGAGGATTATGTGAAGCAAGTGGATGAGGGTATCCCTGCTGGGGTGAAGGAGTTCCTGGAGGAGCGTGGATTGCCGTCTACCGACCATGGCGAGCTATGGCTGTGGCACATTCCTGGTAGTCGCATAGGGAAGCCGAGGTGGAAGGCCATGGCAGGGCGGTTCCTCGTGGAGATAGGCACATTCGACGACACGCCGCTGGGCAGGGCGGCCAAGGAGCTTTTCAGGGAGCATGGCGAAGACTACCGCATCAGCCATAGCTACCTCTATCTGCCCGAGGACAAGGAGAGCGGCGTTTATTCCTGGCTGTGGAAGTTCGAGACTAGCCCACTCCCCGCTGGGCCGGAGGCGAACCCATGGACAGGGATCGATGTAATAGCACAGGAGGCAAAGGAGATGAACGAAGAGAAGAAGCAGTGGCTAACGGAGACCTTCGGCGAAGAACTGGCCAACGGTATCCTGGCCAAGGCGGATGAGGACTCCAAGACCCTCGAGGAGCTGGGCATCAACTTCAAGGAAGCTGAGGATGAGGAGGATGCTGGCGAGGAGGGAAAGAAGCAGGAGGAGACCATCGTCATGGACAAGGATTCCAAAGCTTTTGAGATGCTGGTCAAGGCAATAGCCGAGGCCGTTCCCGAACATCTGGCAGTCAATCCAATGTTTGTGGAGATGAAAGACGGCATCGAGAAGCTGGGGGAACGCGTCGAGGCCATCGAGAAGGCTGACAAGCCCCTCATGGTCCTCGGACGTGGCTACCGGGCTAGCCAAGAGGACGAGACCAAGGTCGAGGTCAAAGACCTTCCAGCGGGTGCGTTGCCTCAAGGGAAGCATCCATTGGACGAGAAATACAAGGGGAGGCAAGCGTAATGGACGAGAAACTGCAGGAATTTCTTGCGGGCATGCTGAAGAACCAGGAGGCTATGACGGCGCTCCTGGCCAGCGCCAAGGCCAACGGTGGCCCGCAGATCGGAACCAAGCAGGCCGGCACACCGATAGTCCCGCCCTGGTATGGGCAGCAGGGGCTTTTCGGCTACCTGGAGAGTGACGTCATCATCAATGCCAGTGTCAACGACATAGGCATCGCGGCGTGGCTCAACTGGTATGGATCGATCTACCGCAACCGCGAGCAGGCCATCCTGTCGCAGATGAGCAAGGACCCCGACGGAGTGAACCAGACCGGGCCTTGCAGCGACTGCCCGAGCTACCTCTTCCAGGGGTGCTCGATGACCTGGTGCTTCGGCAGGCTCTGTTGCGAGACGCCAGAGCTGCTGGCTGACGACATGGGTGTCCGCCCCAACGAGAACTACCCCATCCGTCGCTGGTATGGCTCGGTCCGTGGCGGGGGCCCACAGGGCTCCGTGATCGGACGCAACGACGAGTGGGCACTGGTCATGGCGGCCCACTGCCTGCGGGGGCACAACGCACAGCTGATGTGGCCTGGCAATCCTAGCAACAACGCGGCGCTGGGCGGATATCAGGAGCCGAAGGGTCTGGACATGCTCATCAACACGGGCTATATCGACATCTGGACTGGAGCGACCTGTGACGCCGCCGACAGCGAGGTCAAGGCCTTCAACCGCCAGCTGGTCTGCGACGCGTCGAACACCAACGCCTGGACGATCTACCAATACATGGTGCAGATGTATCGCACCATCCAGTATCGGGCATTGACGGGCCTGGGCTCGCCGATCGACCCGATGGAGATGCTCTGGGTGAGCGCGCCCGAGGTCATTGACTGCATCATCGACTGTCTGGCGTGCACCTACTATCCGTGCCTGGCGGGCACTGGCAGCGGCGCCATGCGCTTCGATGGCGCGACCGCAGCGGACTTCCGGGACAGGATGGTCAGGGAGCAGGTGTTCCATATCGATGGCGTCGACATCCCCTGGATGAAGGACCCGTTCGTCACCAAGGAGACGGGCCTGGCATTCGGGGACGAGACTTGCGCGGACCTGTTCCTGCTCACGCGGCGGCATGGGCCGATGGAGCTGACCTTCGGTGAGTATCAGGACTTCAACCGGGCGCCCGACAACAGCATGTTTGGTCAGAATCCCGACAACATCTTCCCGACCGACGGCGGGCGGTTCCTCTGGGCCGTGGACTACCTCAAGTGGTGCGCGGTGGCCAGCGGGCTGCTCAAGACCAGGATCATCACCCTGGCGCCGTGGCTCTGTGGGCGACTGACCGACGTCTGCTGCAGGACGCCTCAGCACTACCCGAGCCCTGAGCCGGACAGTGTCTACTTCCCTGACGGTGGGCACGGGACGCCGCTGGGCAAGTCGCTCTACGACATCTGCGCGGATGAGGACCTGACGCCGGCCGAATAGACGGCTAGGCCATCCACATAGCGACCAAAGGAGGGAAGCGCTGTGGAGATAGTGTTCTGCAAGACTCGGGCCGACCCGGAGTTCTACCGGAGCTACACGGACTTCTGGAGCCTGGTGGAGCTGGCGGGCTTCCCGTGGATATGGCTGGACGAACTGGAGCCGGGCAGGGATGCCGTGTATATCGTGACGCCCCGGAACGGGGAGTTGCCAGGTGTCCTGCCCAGGCTCCAGGGGAACCGTGCCTGCAAATTCGTGTGGTGGTGCCTGGAGCGACCGGACGAGCAGGGATCGGTGACCAGGGGGCAACCCCTGGAGGACGGGATCGACGAGCTGTGGCTCAGCGATAGGTGGCTTGCCGAGCGCCACGGGATCGAGTGGGGACCTTCGCGCTTCGTGCCGTTGGGCAGCCATGAGGGCCTCGGGGAGCCAGGCGCAGACGGATATAGATATGACTGGACGCATATGAGCTACATCAATCCGAGGCGATCAGGGGTTTACTCTTCCGTGCCGGGAAGGGTGCTGCCCAATTGCTGGAATGAAGTCCGGGATGAGGGATTGAGGGCGACACGGCTCATGCTCAATGTGCACCAGGACGATTGGCCTATCATCGAGCCCCTGAGATGGGCACTGGCGGCAGCCTATGGGCTGACGTTGGTAACGGAGCGCGTGCACGATCCGTATCCGCTCAGGCCCAACATCGACATGGTTTGGGATGACTATGATGGGCTATCCAGGATGATGAGCTGGCTCCTCGAGCATTCACTCTTTGGCTGCGGGCCGAGTTTGAGAAGGAGGTTGACGCAGGAGTTCGAGTTCGGCAGGTGCGTGAAGGAGGCGGTGGCATGCCTCGGGTAGGGGCCTACTATGCAGTCCATTACGGGGAGGAGTATCTGGAGCACTCCATCCGCAGCATCTATGGTGCGGTCGACATGATCGGCGTGTTCTACAGCCACGTGCCGAGCCATGGCCACCGGGACACGCCTTACCAGAACCCCGACAGCTGGGAGGGGGTCAGGGCGGCGATACAGCGGGCGGGTGATCCAGAGAGCAAGATCTTCGTGCAGCGAGGGGCCTGGGTGCATGAGTTCCAACATCGTGACTGGGCGGTTCAATACATGAAGAAACGTGGCGCAGAGCTCATCCTGGTTGTTGACTCGGACGAGATATGGGAGCCGAGCGTGCTACCGAAGGTCCTGGATGTGGCCTGGCGCAATGAGGCCATGCTGTTCAGGGTCAACTTTGTGCACTTCTGGAGGAGCTTCGATTGGGTGTGCCGCGACCAGATGATGCCGGTCAGGATTCAGAAGGCTATGTGGGGCCCAGAGAATTACATCCAGATGGCATCGCCAGTCTACCACTTCGGCTACGCACAGCGGCCGGAAATGGTCCGCTACAAGGCGAGCATCCACGGCCACCGTAGCGAGTGGCGGCCAGAGTGGTTCAAGGAGAAGTTCTTGGCTTGGCGCCCCGGGAACGGGATCGGGGATGTGCACCCGACGGCCAAGGACCTGTGGTTCCCGGAGCCATGGGACAGGATCATGCTGCCGGCACTCATGCAGTCACACCCATATTGGGACATGGAGCTGATAACGTGAAGGGCGTGCCAGACACGGCGAGGCTGAAGTTCTACGAGCAGCTGTCACAGATCCACCTGGACCCGTGGCTGCGGGCGATAAATGAGAACGACCAGTGCTACCGGTGGTGGTTCTGGCATGTCTGTCGGCACTATGAGATCGCGACAGCGGTGGAGCTAGGGGTGAACCTGGCCAGGACGACCTGCATCCTGGCGGCAGCGGTGACCGATGTGGCCATCGGGGTGGAGCTGGCACCCTCCTGGGACTGGATCAGCAGGACGATGGCGAACTTGCCAGAGAAATACAGGGGCAAGCTGCGCATCGTCGAGGGGGATAGCGTGGCACCAGAGACAGTGGCCAAGGTGGGAGCGGCCTTGGACGGACAGCCGATAGAGCTGCTTTTCATTGACAGCCTTCACACGGTGGAGCATGCGGCGGCGGAGCTCGAGGCCTACGGGCCCATGCTGGCCCCGGTATCGCTCGTGGTCATGGACGACCTGAACCAACCGCCAGAGCTTTGGGATGTGTTGGGGTCGGTTCCGGGCATACTCGTCGAGTTGAACCACCTGCACGCCTTGGGCGGATGTGTTTGGGCGAGGCATCCAGAGGAGAGCACTGGTTTCGGGGCGGTTATAGTCAATAGAGATGGAGGGGACAGTGGTATCGTCGGGAATCCCGTCGACTGAGCTCATGAGAGCATGGGCGGCAGTTGCCAGGCATCGCTTCCAGGAACCCGAGCGCCAGTGGCTCGAGGGGCTGAATCCGGAGAACGTGCCCTACTACCGATGGCTGCACATGGCGAGCTGGTTTCTGCTACCCCGAGTGGCGGTCGAGTTGGGAGTCTGCAAGGCATTTGGCAGTGCCCACATAGCCTCGGGAAGGATGCTGATGACCGTCGGGGTCGATGTGAATCCCTGGCGGCCGGAGTTCGACGAGACGCTGAAGCTCATACGGGAGCGCGAGCTCAACTACAGGTTTATAGAGGGGACCAGCACGGCGCCGGAGACGGTGGTGAAGGTGGCCGGGGTAGTGAGGCAGTTCGGGCCCATCGGGCTGCTATTTATCGACACCATCCATACTTACAGGCAGGCCCTCGAGGAGTTCCGGGCCTACCAGTCGCTGTTGGCATACGGATCGCTGGTGGTCATGGATGATATCCTGGACCCGCCCGACGAGGTCTATCGGGCCTTCAGGGAGATCCCAGGGACGCACGTGGAGATGCCAGATTTGCATATATCGGGGCGGGGATCAGTGGGATTCGGGGCAGTGATATACCAGGCGTGAGGAGGACATATGCCAGTTCCCATGACGAAGGAAAATCTCGAATTCAAGCCCCCATACGACATCATCGAGGAGAAGATCATTTTCGACTTGGTAGAGGGCCATTCGCACGATGGCGTCAATAGCCGGCGGATTGTAATTCAGGTGACTGGTATCGTCTCCAATCCGCCATCGGGCTTCTGCCGGGTGCTTAACCTATATGTGGACCCAGCGACGGAAAAGCTGGTGGTCTCATGGGACGATACCCCACAACCATAGGGAGAGGAGAGAGGGATGGCTATTCAGAGCATGCAGTTGGACCCGAACGCGCAGGCCTACACCGATGATGAGATCGTGGGCAAGGTCAACACGGCGACGGCGAACATCACCCGTGCGGGATCTGTGGAGGCGACAGCCCGGCCCATCGGGGCTGGAGAGGTTGGCGCGACAGAGTTGGCGGACGAGCCATATACCACGGCCGAGCAGACCAAGCTGAGCGGCATCGAAGACGGGGCCAAGGATGACCAGACCGGGGCGGAGGTCAGGGACCTGATAGTGGCTCTGGCCGACACGGACCGCAAGCTCGTCATCACTAACCCTGTGGCTGGCGAATTCAAGGTCGTCGCCATCCATCGCCAGTCGGACGGCAAGCTCGACGTCGAATACGATGACGTGGCGGTGTGAGCATGGGCATCCAGAGTATGCAGCTGGATCCTACCGCCGTGTCCCAGGCGACCCACGACGCGCACACGCATAACTACCAGAAGGTGACGCAGCTGGGGGTAGATGCGGTGAAAACCTACGCATCGCCGGTCAGGGTAGCGACCCAGGACGACGCTGAGGTCAACTCCTCCGATGCCACGGACCTGGAGGCCGTGGGGCTGACGCTAGGGGGAGTGGCGACCACGACACCAAACTAAGGGAGGGAAAATGGACAGGACGCCAATGAGGGGGACGGGGCCGGTCCCCAACTTCGAGCAGATAGCGGACGAGCTATTGCAGGTGATCGATACGGCCTACAAGGCGCGCTACAGGGCGAGCGAGGGGAACACCTTCGGTGCCATCAAACGGTCCGTAGATCACGCCCTAGATGGGCTGAGGGCGCGTGGTATGGTGGGTTTGGCCGACAGGATCACGAACGAGATAGCCCAGGCATACCACAGAAAGCATCACAACCAGAGGATGCCGGCGCTACCGGCCTTCCAGAAGGCGGGGCAGGAGGTTCTGGAGAGGCTCAAGAACGGGGAGCTCGTGATCCACATGCAGGGGTGACCTGTGAGGTATCTCTACATAGGCGAGATAGGTTATGGCAACCTGGGGGATGACGGGTGCGCATACCTGGTCAAGGAGCGGCTGGGGGACGAGCTGACGCTCAAGGCCTTCAGCGAGGTGTCGCCGGACTTACCGCTCCTGGAGGTGGTCATGATCGGCGGAGGAACGCTTTTGAGCCTGGCGGGCACGCCGTGGATGGAGACGATGCTGATGGCGGCCAGGTGTGCGAAGAGGAGGGTGATGCTGGGCACGGGGGTAGACCCTGGCATACCCTGGAGCGAGAGGGGCATACGGACAGTGAAGCAGTTGACGGATCTGATTGAGATCGAGGACCGTGGCGTGCGGGGGCCGATCAGCCAGGCCGCGCTTGCGGCGGTGGGGATCCCGACGACGATCGTGGGGGATCCGATGTTTCTCTATGAGCCGCCGGAGGGTCGCAAGGCCGGCGCGGTGGGGATAGTGCCTGGCCACCAGGGCAGGAGCGTTGGGGGGCCGCATTTCCACGAGCGTATGTGCGGGATCATCCGCATAGTGGGCAACCCTATCAGGTATATCCCGGTCTGGATCAGGGACGTGGGCCTCGAGCAGGCCTACCAGAGGGAGACAGGCCTGGGGCAGATAACGTATCCCGGGAAGGGCTTCCACAGCATCGCCAAGACATTGGGAGAGTGCAGAGCGGTGATCACGAACCGCATGCACGCGGGGATAGTGGCGCTGACGATGGGCGTGCCGGCGTTCTTTATAGCACACCACATCAAGGTGACGGACCTCTGCCTGGCGTTGAGCTGGCCTCATTATGCACCGGCCGATGATCCCAATCTGGCCACCCAGTGCGGGGAGTTCGTCAGGGACGCACACAAGCACGTGCTACCATGGCCGCAGATCGAGGGCTTCCGGAGGGTGCTGAAGGAGATGCTGAGGAGGGTAAAGTGATCGACATCAGCGTGGTGACGGGCACTTACAACCGCCTGCCCTACCTCAAGGAATTCGTGCAGTCCGCGCGCGACAGCATCGCGCCGTGGCTGACATACGAGATCATACTGGTGGACGGAGGTTCGAGAGATGGGACGCAGGAATGGGCGAAGGCGCAGAGGGACGTCCTGCTCATCGAGCAGGGTGAGCTTCTCGGGGCTGTCAAGGCGTTCAATGCTGGATTTCAAGCGGCATCCGGCGCTTATTCGGTCGCAGGCAATGATGATATTGTCTTCGTCGGGCGGTCTATCACTCGGGCCTTCAACTACCTTGAAGAACATCCTAGATGCGGGCAGGCGTGCTTTAATCAGCAGAGGGGCCGGGCGCGGTGGTGGCACGTAGAGGTCATGCCGGCCATGCTGGACGGCGTGCGCATCACGGTGCATTACGGGCAGGTGGCCATGGTCCGCACGTGGCTCGGTAGGAAGGTGGGCTGGTGGGGGGATATCACCCGCACCTATGGCGGAGACAACGAGCTGTCGGCGAACATCTGGGCCAACGGCTACACAGTCGAGCCGGTGCCCGACGCAGGGATAGTCGACCACATGGCCGATGACGAGCTCAGGATCATCAACAAGGGAGACCCCAGGGAGATGGCCACGCGGGGAGAATTGCATCCCGACACGGCGGCCTTCTACCGCAAGTGGCCCAACGGGCCTATCATCCCAGAGGGGCCGACCTGGGGGCTGCCGGAGCCAGGGCCCAGACGCATCCTCTACGCACCCATCATCGAGACGGCCTACCCCATCCAGAAGGCGCAGAAGGTGGGATTGAGGGAGGCCCTGGGGAACATGGGGCGGGTAGTGGAATACGACTATCAGCTGGAGGCGCAGCGACAGGGTGTCGATGCCATGAGGCGTGAGCTCATAGAATATGCCAGGGACTTGCAGCCGCACGTGGTGCTGTTGCAGGTTCATAGTCCAGAGCTCCTGGACAAGGCGACTGTCATGGCCATCAAGCGGGCGGCACCAGAGGCCCACGTGGTCAACTGGAATGGCGACTACCGCCCCGATCACATCGATGGCCCAGGCGGAGAGGACCTGGCCAGGGCCTTCGATTGCCAGATGACGGCCAACGCCAGCGAGTTCAAGCGCTATGTGGCCAGGGGGGTGTCGGCAGCGTTCTGGCAGATCGGTTGGGAGCCAGCAGGCGTGGGGAGCTTGCCGGACGGGGAGACACCGGAGCACGATGTGGTCTTCCTGGGGAATTGCTACACAGAGGAGCGAAAACAGCTAGGGCAAGTCCTCGAGGAGATCTGCAACGGCAACGGCCACAGCCTGGGACTCTACGGATGGGGATGGCCGGCGGACGCAGCAGGTGGCAGCACGCTCTACGATTTCGAGGCGGGCTGCAGGATCTACCGCAATGCCAAGATAGCAATAGGCGA